TTGATAAACTCTCCTCTTTTGTAAGCTTCCGCTGTGCGTTTGATCTCTGATGCTTTTGCACCTTTATTCTTAGCACCACTAAGGTATTTCTTAGCGACACCAGTTTTTTTATCTTTAGCAACCTTGCGGAACTTTCTCACTTTTTCTTGATTTTTTTTGTCTTTTTCTTTTTTGGTGGTCTGCCGACCTTAGAACCATAGGTTCCTTTTCCCATTGGCATGATGTTAAAAAGTAACTGATTTTATCTTACTTCTTTTTACGTTTTTTAGCAGTTGATAAAGCTATTGCCTGTGCTTGTTTTAATGTCTTGCCCTCTTTCATCAACAAACGGATGTTGCTAGAGATTGTTTTGCTGGCCTTACCTTTCTTGAGTGGCATCAGTCAACAAAGTATTTATCTATTAATTTTAAATCTTTTTTATTTTCAGCAGCAGCATATAAGACTTCAACCAACTCACCTATTAATTCTTTGTCTTCGCCTTTCGCCTGATTAATTAAAGACAGTAGCTTCTTAGGTGCTTCCCTTGACTCAGGAAAACTTCCAGCAACCTTTAATGCCTGTTCCTTTAGTTCCATTTTTCGACTACTTGTAATGAAGCATCAAGAGTTTCCTCTATCCATTTATAGGCAGAGGGTGATGCTTTCTTTAATTCTACAGGAGAAAAGATATATTGAACAAATGTTTCTGCAAATCTTTCTTTATAGTTTGATGTACCATAAGCACTAGGTATCCAGTCATAGGAATCTAATTTATTGAGATTGTTTGTGTAATGAACTTGATGCCCCATTTCATGAACATAAGTTTTAAGCCAGCTTGTTCCTTCATCAAATCTACCTTTTCCATGTGCTGACCAGTAATCACTCCTGTCCCAATTAGGATTACTTTGATTGTTTTTTGCGTAGTTGACAGCATCTTTAACATCATCTTGCATTTGTTTTACACTTTTAATTGCTTTTTGTTTACTTTTAGCCTTTAAAACAATATGGTTTGATCCTGTTGTTGTCATACCATTCATAAGCTTTCTACCTTTGCCCCCTGCTGTAAAACTTTGTTTTAGTTCATCAGAAACCCATCTGAAATCGTTTGTATCCAAAGCTCGCTCTACACTTTTAAGGGTGTTTGTAAACCCAAGAACTTTTGAATTTTTAAGTGACCTTTGAATACTTTGTTTAAATAATGGATTATTCAAGAAATAATCATATTTTTGCTTACCAGCCCTAATCGAACCCTCTCTTGCATTTGACCAGTTACAAAATACTTGTTTCTTTTCTACAAACTGTCTTAACTTTCTTGCATTTTGGCCAGCAAGTCCGTCCATTTCCTCCATTAAATCAAAAGCTTTGTTCACATCAGCAGCTTTAACTTTTGCAGTAGGTGAAATACCTTGTAGCTGTGCAATAGTTGGCTGCAATGGATCTCTTGCTTTTATCGCTTTGAGTTCTGCCTTTGCTTTTCTTTCAGCAGCCTTAGCAGCTTTAACCATTTCATCAACTTTGTCTTGATTCAAAATTGTGATAGTTGGTTTAGTAATAGGCTTGGGCTTTGGTATCTTGATTGCTATATTTTTACCCTTGCCATATAACCTTTCTAAATCTTCTAAACTTCTCTCACTACCATCATTTCTGATCATTTTTCTCAAGGCTCCCTGTCCTGTCTTCTCAGATTTTGCTAACTTTTTAAATATTCTTACTTTTCCTTCATTACCTAAAGTCTTAATCTGTAGCTTTCTATCTTGCTGCAAAAGCCAGTCCCCATAGGCTTGTCCCTGCGGAACTCTGCCTGTAATTGATGGTCTGGTGTCAAATTTAGTTGCTGGCGGTTTCTTAAGGTTAGGATATTTCTTTTGTAAACCATCAAAGTCCACGACAGGGACAGTAGTAGATCGACAATTAAAGTGTTGCGGTGGTGTTGGGCCATTGTTGTAGTCGAATGTCTGTCCATCAAGTCGCTGGCAGATAGGACTTGTTCTTGAATCCAGCGTTGCAACGTATTCATATTTAGGTGATATTTTTTTATTTGCTGCATATACAGCCTGTGATGCTTGGTTTGTTACCTGATTTACAGATGTTCTAACAATAGTTGATATTTGATTATTAGCTATTTTGGTAAGTTCTCCTCCAGCAAGTGCAAGTTGTTTCACAGATAAAGGGCCAAAGTCTGCAAATTCAAGTCTCCCAACTAATCTCCTAGTAATCTGGTCTAGTGACTCACCAGCAAACACTCCTGACCTGACTGCTAAATCTAGCTTCTCGACTGAGGATTCTGCTATGCCCCTAAATGCTTTGCTGACTGTTGTGCCATTAGGTAGCCTAATTGCTGCCCCTTGAGTAGCTGTAAGACTAAACTTTCCAGCACCAAACTCTCTAAAATTATCTTCAGTAAATGCTTTACTGGTAAAAATATTAATTTTTGATGGGTCAGTCATAATCACTGACTCTGCATACTTAGGACTTATTGCAACACTATTGATCGGAACATTACCTGATGCTGTTACTTTTTTTAGTTCGTTTTCAATAAAATCTTTTTGTAAAACAGTAACTCCTTGAAGTTCTTTTTTAAAATCAATAGCTGACTTAGTTGACCATGTTGCCAAGCTATCACTTGACTGCTTGATGATTGCCCTAAGTCTTTTCCTAGTTTGTGGTGCAATTATTACCCCTGCCGCTGCTTTCTGCTGTCTTAAATCAATAGCTTTTAGCTTTTTTGCTGCATTTACAATAATTTCGTTGTAAGTTACTGCATATTTCTTGGCAACAGAGTTGCTATACCTATTCAGATCAATAGTTTCCCTAAAAAATACCTCTGGTGTGGACATTTATCATTCTTCCTGATCGGATGCTGGTTCCTCTGCTGGCTCTGCTTCTGGGGCTGGGGCTGGTGTTTCTGGCTCCTCAGTTTCAGTCAAGCCTCCATTCTGTGTGTTTTCGATCTCCTCTTCTACGTCAAAGTCATCACCTAATATCTCTCCAGAAGATAATTGATTCAATAATGTCTCCTGTGTAATAGTGCCAGTTGTATAAAGCTGCAATAATGCTTGAATCTCTTGCGGTTGTAGCCTTGCGGAAACAAAATCTCTATTAACAAAAGAACTGCCAGCATTAGGTTCGTTGAGATATTCGCTATGAAACTTCAAGCAATTATCAATTAAATCTTGCATTTGTTGAGCAACAACCATCATTGTGCTGTCATTTTGAGATCGGTCTATTTGTTTAGCTTCCGCTGTTTCTCCAACTAGCTTCTGACCCAGAACCGCTGCTAGTGACAAGGTATTGATCTGATCCTTTATATCATCAAGCCTTTTGAATTGGCTGTCATAGCTATCACCTGATGGGCTGATATATTCCATGCGTGACTCTGGTGGTAATGATATTGCTTCACTAGGGCCAGTTGTTATCTCATCTGCATTTGGATAACCAAAGACAGCAAGTAAAGGAACAGAACTGATATGCAAGATATTGTCCAAGTCTGACTGGATCTGATAATGCTTGAGGTTTAGTTCTGCAATGTCATATAGCGGACTGCGGCTTTCATACATCCCAACTCTATTGGAATAGGCAACAGCAAATGGGATCTTATCTTTAAGGCTCATCTCACCTTCTTCAAACAATTTATATTCTCCCTTTTTCTCATCTTTTCTATGGATCTCATATCTACCACGTTCTAACACCCTGACCTGTGTAACTGTCTTCTCACCATAAGGCCCATCTGGTTCAACAACTCTTTCCAATAACCTGATCTGTGTGAGTTCTCTTGCCCCTTCTATGACTTCACTTCTAAATCCCAGTATGTCACTTGGTTTATAAGTCACCCAGTATGGCCTAGTTTTCTCTCCTTCCTTCGGTGCATCTACTAAAACACCACAATGGCCAAAAGAAATAACTGTTCTTGCTGTTTGATAGAGCCAGATATTTAAGTCATTGCCTTCTAGGTCTACATCAAATAGCTGCTCCCTAACCAAATCACTGCAATCATCTAATCGAACTGGCTTTCTAACTAACATCCCAGATAACATCTTCTCAATTCTCTGAAGATATGGAACTACTGTTGACCTTGATAATCTGCGGTCATAGCTGTCATCTACTTCTCTTTCTAACTGAGGCAAGTATTTTCTATGTTCTGACCTGATCTTATATGTCCCTTCTTTTAAATCTGCTATTAAATCCCAGAATACAGCCATCCTTTGATAGGCAGAATTAGGACTGACAACTGTAGTAGGAGCCTGAGTAATCTGCTGGTTGTAAATATTTAGTGAGCTATACACAGTTTTGCCTCAATACTATCATGTTCTTAATATATTCTAATCCCTGTAGGTTTGCCCGCACGAGCAAATAAAGG